AAGATATTTTCGTTGTTGAAGGCATGCAATCGGGCCGGCACGCGCCGACCTTTGACGGCGGACGTTTTAGCCCGGTTATGGATGAGTCATCAGCTTGCAAAGCGCGCGCTTCATCCGGTGTAATTGCAAGCGGTCCTTTCTTAATCAGGCTGGCAAAAGCAGAGCGGTATTCTTCGGAGCTGCGCGGATCGCCATTTGCGGTTGTTGCGGTTTCTTTTCCGGCTGGCGTTGCGCGGAATTCTGTTTGCGCTAAATTACGCTCGATTTCAAGCTGGCGGCTTTCTTGCTCGATGGATTTCGACAACTTGTCTTGCTCTGTAATTAACTCGCTCCATTTGCCATCTTCTTCCGCTGTCAGCGAACGCTTTTCGTTTTGCGCTTTGTCGAGGATTTCACGCGCTTGAACAACAACCCTGTTGCGCTGTTCGATCAAATCTTTAATTTTTTGCGACATTGCTTTATCTCCATGAAGTTCATCGGGCATGAATGCGATGGCATCCGCTACCCGATGCTTGCGGATTGCCGAAAATAAAAAACCCGCTCGAGGCGGGTTGTAATTTTTTAAAAAAAGTACCGTGTTAGATCAGCATCAACCGGCGGCGGCGCAGGTCGATCAAATAACCGTCATCTGGTTTTATCAGCTCGATGGCGCGTTGCATCGATCGGACGGCAACGTCTGTTTGCGGATACGCCGGAAACGCGACAAGTGAGACATCAATTAATTTAACATCCAGCAAAGTTCGAATCATTTCTCCATTGACTTTTTCCCACTTGTCTTTAATCGTGTTAAAGCCGAACGACATTCCGGAGATATCGCCGCGCGCAACAGATATTTTTAGATCGTTTGCATACGTTGTATCCGGCGGGTCGATTTCTATTGCGAGCCCCGCTGAATCTTCTTTCATGCGCAGCGTGCCGGATTTGTTTCTGCCCAGTATAAAATTCGGTGAGTGGTTAAATAACGCCAGAACATCATCCGCTATTAATGTTGCTGCAAATGCACCCGGCGCGATGCGTTCGCGGAACCCGCCAAGGTCTTGACTCAACTGATCAAACACGGCCGCGTGTCCATAAATTTTCGGCGGCGTGTTTTCTTGCGCGTCGATGCGGAATTCTTGCAGGTTGTAGCTTCTGCGCTCTATGTTGTTCATTCTGCAGCCCCGTCCGTTGGTGTTTGTTTGTTTTGAAGAAATTTGCCAAGATCCGCAATTGATATCATGTTCGATTGCACGGTGTAATCGTCCATGCCGGGCGCGTTCACGCGGCTTAATCCTTCTTGCCGTCTCAATTGATTTCTAGTTTTAATGCCGTTTTGCGCGTCCGATGAATTTTTGGCAGCAGTTGCGGCAGAATCGCCACGCATGAGTCCGTCGAGATCGAATTGCACGCAGTGCGTGCGTTTGCCAAAAAACAGATCACGCTGCATTGCTTGTTCCCAACGGACACAGCCAGGGCGGATTGAGTCGGTTACGAATTCGATTCCTTGATGCTCGATGTTGTTGTTTGTCGATCGCTGCAAATCAAAGATCTTGTGAGGCGGAACGCCAAATATCCGCGCGATTTCGGCAAGCTGCAAATTCCGGGTTTCCAAAAATTGTGCGTCTTCGGATGTCATGCCGATGTCTTGCCATTCGAGGCCATCTTCAAGAATCGCGACCTTGTTTGTGTTGCGCAATCCGCCGTGGGTCTGTTCCCACTGCTTTTTAAAATTATCAAATGCCACGGCGTCTTTAAAATGCCCAGGCATTTTGAGCACGCCAGCCGGTTTTGCGCCGTTGCTGAACAGCCGCGCGGCGTGCTCTTCGGTGGCCATTGCCAGTCCGATTGCTTCGCGGCAGTACCGGATCGGCGATATCGGCTTGAGTCCATCGCCGGTCATGAAATGCATCCAGTGCATTTCGTCTTGCAAGATGATGCGCTGCGGGCCTTCCTGCGGCGTGTAAGCAAAGGCTATTTTCCCATCCTTGGCGCGGAACGGAATTACGCGATCCGGGTGCAGCGGGATCAATTGGTCGACCGCGCGCTTGCCGGATGAAATGATTTCCGAATAACACGCGCCGCGCATGGCAAAATGCCCGGCCATCATTTCTCGCCATTCAAACGATGTTTGCCATTTGTTTGGCTGATAAACAATCACGTCATAAAGCGGGTGATTTTTATCTTCTTCAAGCCCACCATCTAAGATTCTATCGACCGACAGCGGCAAGCTGGCATAAGTCCCAGCCAACAGCGACACGGCGCGGAATACGGCTGTGACCCGCATTGCGGTATCGGGTGTGACCGATACGCCAGAGTTTGCGTATGATCCAGAGCCGAGCCATTCGGCAATGACCGGGTCTTTCGGGTGCCCTAGCGCTTGCGCGGATGCCCTGACTTCGATGTCGTTGATGAATCCCATTAACGCGGTCTTGCTGTCCAAAAGAGCATCAAACCGGTGACAATGAATGCAGCCGGTTGATAAATCATGTACGCGCCGATTCCAACCAAGACAATGCCCGAGAAAAACACGAAATCGCGCTGATCAAACGAGACGATGAACTGCGGGTTTTTGAAATACGTTGCGAAGTTAACCAGCAGCAAAGTTGCGATTAGCAGCCCGGTATAAATAATTTTTTCGTCGATCATACGAAGTAAATGCCGCGTTCGTTGTAAATTGTGCTCTGTTCTTTTTCTTTGTGTTGCAATGCCACGCCCGCGCCCATGACGGCGGCAACGATCAAATCGATGCGTCCGGTGGCTTTGGTTTTGTCGAGCTTTATATTTCCAGCCGCATCTTGTGTCGTTACTGCATTGGCTGCGCACATTGTCAAAATCGGGTGTCCGTTGTGTACAACCTGGCCATTTAATAAAGCCGCCTCAAATGATTCGATTGCCGGGCTCATGTCTTTGTAGCCTTGTCCGAACGGAACCATTTCCGGTAGCGTCATGCTGTAATCCGCGGCCATCTGCACCAGATCTTCCATGCGCCAGCGGTCGTAAGCGATGCACTGAATATCAAAGCAGTCTTGCAATTCTTGCAGCCGCTGCAGCACGTGTAGTTTGCTGATCGCGCGGCCGGGTGTTGTTTCGAGAAATCCGCTGGTTTTCCAAACTAAATATGGGTTGCGGTCGATTTCTTCTTTCCGCAACAGGCCTTCGCTGGGCAGCCAGGCAAAGGGTACGAGTTGCCAGGGTTCTTCGGGTGTTTCAGGTTCTACCCACAGCACCAGCCCCGTCAAGTCTTGCGTGGAAGACAGGTCAAGCCCGCCCAATGCACGGCGGCCGCGTAAATCACGCCAATCGTAAGTGCGCCTTGCGCCTTGCCAGATGTCGCGCGATATCCAAGGGTTTGCCGCTTCGGTCCATTCGCAGAAATTCAGCCGCCGGACGATGGCCTCTTTGCTGGGCATGCCAACCGCGTCTTTTACCTGGCTTTTTAAATATTTAATCCCAGGGATTCCGTGCTTTAAGCTGGGGTTTGCTTTGATCCAGCACTTCTGATCCTTGAACGGATCGTCACCCGGATCAAGCGCGCAGATGTAGACGAACATTTCGTCATCAATTTTTTCCTGCGCGGCAATTTTTACGCCGTAATCATGATGCACGCCGCACGGGCTTTTTTTGTCGCTGCCGCTGTTGGTGATCATGACCATGAGCGGCTGCGTTCGGAACTTGAAACCGGCTTTCATCATGTCGATCATGTGCGCGGTTTTGTGTTCGTGCACTTCGTCGATTACGCTGATGTGCGTTCGCGGTCCGGATTGCCCGCCCTCCGATGATATCGGTCGGAAAAATCCGCCGCTGCGCGGGTACATCAGGTTCCAGACTTGATCGCCACGCCCGGATTTTTTCAGCACTTTTGCAAGCGCCGGTGATTGGTCGACCATGGCCACCGCATCGCGGTACAGAATCATTGCCTGATCCTGCTTTGTCGCTGCGGCGTATATTTCCGCGCGCTCTTCGCCATCGGCCACTAGGCCGTACAATCCTATTCCGGCAACGAGCGGGGATTTGCCGCTGCCTTTCCCGGTTTCTATGTACGCGCTGCGAAACCGGCGCAATCCATTTTCATCGACCCAGCCGAACAGGCTACCGACTACAAAGGCTTCCCAGTCGATAAGGTTAAACGGCTGGTTTTCAAACTTTCCGCCGTTCAGCCTGAGGACGTCGCGGAAAAATCCGATGACGCGCTCGACTTTTTGCAGGTCGAAAAAAAAGCCCCGTTTTGGGGCTTTTATTAAATCATCGAGATGTCTTCGGCAGGCGTCTCTGACATGCGGTCCTGCAATTATTTTTCCATCAACAACTTTCCGCGCGTAGGAGGTTACCGGATCACGTGAAGTAGGCTTTACTAGGATCATTGTTA